CGGCGACTCGCTCGCAATTTATTAAGAATAAATATTTCGCCAATGATCGCAATATAATTGTTAGCGACTCTCTACAGTTCAATAATCTATCGCAAGGTCATAATAATGTAGTATTAAATAATAATAGTATAAAAATAAATGTAATCGGCGACAATCAATTCAATCTATATAATATTATGAGAATAACGCAAATAATTCTAGGTTCCTTAATAATAATTATTGGCGGATATACATTGTATTCTACGTATTCCTATAAAAATATAAATAAGATTCCTTTAATAATATTGATATTATTCGGAACAATGGCGCTATTCAATGGTATAACATCAACATGTACTATATCTACGATATTTGTAGATTCTCTAAATTAGTGTGATATTAGGATATCATAATACTAATTTATAAATATTTTTTCTACTTCTTTATCTGTTAAATAATCTAACTTGTATTTTATTCTCAATATTTTATTACCTTCGTTATCTCTATATTTTTTATTAAATATATCATTGACATATTCTTTATACATTATATTTTTAATCATTCTATATATAACATCGTCGTAATTTTTATTTAGCGTCTGTGCTATAGTAGAATATTCCATACTACCCGCATTAGATAGTAAAAAGAGTTCATCGTTTTTACTCCAATAATTATTCTTATATTTCTTTATAACATCATCTATCGTAAAATATAACATTACATCTCCGTTCATTTTGCTTTCAAATTCTATTATAATATCAAGATTATGATTATTATGATTATTATGAAGATTATGATTATTATGAAGATTATGATTATTATGATTTTGATTATTATTAATTACGAAGTATATATTTATAATCTGTTGTCATAAATCCATTAAAAGATGAACTAGCAGCAGTAGTATATGCCCCGAAGTTTTCTACATATACCCATTCGCCTACTACTAATTCAGGAAGCATAATTTCATTCGCAATTAAATCCATACTATCGCACGTTGGCCCAAATATTTTACTTTTGTATAATATTTTTTCATTACGTTCATTGAAAGGTTGTATAATAGGATTGTTGTGATCGAAATATATACAATTGAATGAACCATATACACCATCATTAAGATAATAAATAATGATTTCTTCTAGTTCGTTTGTATCTTTATTTAAATATTTCTCGCGTTTTTTACCGATTACGTTCAAAACGAGAATATGCGACTTTTCTACAAAATATCTCCCCGGTTCAGCGATAAATTGAATACTCTCTTCTTCAATCTCTGTGCTAAAGAATTCCTTTTGTGCCTTATTAATAGTTTCGGCAATCTGGTCAATATTTATACAATTATCTGAATATACTCCAGGGAATCCGCCGCCAATATCTATAATATTAATGTCAATATTATTCTTTATCGCCAAGTCGTACGCTTCTCTACAAGTTTTTATAGCGTTATAATAGTTATCCAGCGAACGACAACCGCTTCCTACGTGGAAACTGAAACCTACGAGATTTAGATTCAAAGTATTCATTAGAGTAATTAATTTCTCTACATTTTCTATTTTACATCCAAATTTAGAATTAAACTGACAGATACTATTACTATCATCTACTGCTAAACGCAGCAAAAGTTTAGAATATGGATGATACAATTTAATTTTATAGAGTTCCTCTTCGCAATCAAAAGTCATCATATCAACATCATTCGCCCTCGCATATTTTATTTGCGACGACATTTTACAAGGATTAGCAAAGATGATTTTATCCGGGTCATTTGTATATTCTATAACAGATTTAATTTCGTTCTCTGATGCGCAATCAAAATATGTTCCTAGACAACATAACAAATCAAGAATTACTGGATTAGGATTACATTTAACAGCATAATATGGTTTTATGTTAGGAAAATTAGTCGTCCATTTCTCATACAATTTAATAATTTCACCCAAATCTATAATATAAAAGGGTTGTTCGCTTTGATTATTTTTAAGAAAATCATTTATAATATCATACGTGGTATATTCTATGCTAAATAATTTAACATTGTATTTTTCCAATAGTTGATTATTAAAACTCATTATAATTAAATCTTAAATTGCTCATTTGTTTATATATCCTTCGAATAAAATATATTATATATTATAATAAAATATTTTTGGGATAAATTTGTTATAATTTAACATTTTTAAGATAAAAATTGATAGCAAGATAGATTCTTATTATTACTTTCATAGTCAAAACTACAGTCGTTCTACGCTCGCTCTACGCTTTCTCTACGCGTCTATAGTCAAGTCTTCAAAAGCAGTTTCAAGTTTCACCTAACAACAGTTTAAGAAGAATGGCCGCCGGTACTGCTACTACTTTCGCTGTCGCTCTCAAGGAGCGCATGATGGATATGCCCGATGAACTCAACACGAAGAAGGAAATCGATGAGTATTTCAAGAATCTTATGAAGGAACTCAAGGATGAAATGAAGAAGGAGAAAATCGAGAATGCCGAAAAGAAGAAGAATGATAAGAAGAAAAAGAAGGATAACCTTGACGAGGATGGCAACGAGAAACCCAAGAAGCCCCTCAATAAGTATCAGCAGTTTATCAAGGATAATCAGGATAGGATTAAGGAAGAGTTTCCTGAACTCTCGAATACCGAAAGATTTACTAAACTCGCCGAAGAATGGAACAAGTTCAAGGCGACTCTAGTAGATAAGGAGGAGGAAGAGAAGGATGATAAGGAGGAACCGTCTGACGAAGACAAGGAGGATAAGGAGGAGGAACAAGAAAAGCCGAAAGAAGATGAGGGAAAGGAAAAGAAGCCCAAAAAGGCGAAGAAGACCACCAAGAAGGGAGAGTAAATAACTATATGGTGCTATAGTTAGATAGTAGAGTAGTATATATTTATATTTTATATTTTTACTATTAAGAATATGCCCATATATATAGGTATGTATTTTTTATGATTATCTCGATTATTAATAAGAGTATTAAGAGTATTAGGACCTTATTTGATAATTTAAGATACTATTTAACACATTATACAGAGAGCAAGAATGATATTAGAATATTAGAATTAGAAGGAGTAATAAAAAATCATATAGCGAATAGCGAGAATAATATGAAAAAATGTTTAGATAATCAAGTATATATATTATCTGAATTAAAAAAAATAACTAGATACAAGGAATTAAGGAATGATGTCTGGTAAATAATATTTAGAATTCTTCTTTTTTATATTCATTTACTTTTATTATTTTTTCTCTTAATTCTCTCGATTTATTTAATTTAATTATATCACATTCTTCTTTATTTCTAAAGGATTTATCTACGTCCTGATATTGCCCTATTTATAATCATATTATTCAATTCTTATTATAAAAAGTATGACTTAAACATCTTTAGAAATCATATGAAGTTTATTATTACTTGAATAGTTTATTAGTAATATTCCAAATAATATTAGAATAAAACCGACGAACTCTTCGATAGTTATTGTTTCATTCAAGTACAGATAACCAAATATCAATGTTAATACCGGATATAACGATGTTAATATGGCGACAAGCGCGATAGATTTATCGTGATTAACAATATATAAATAAACATACTTTGAAATAAATAGTAATATAGTTATAAAAAATATACCTATTATTACATTACTATCATTTAATAATACCTTGGTATCTTTTATTATATAATCATAATCATTGTAGGACATTAAAAGCAACGCTGCTATAAATTGGATTGCTGAACCCAATATGATAAATGATAAGATGTTTATTTTTCTCAATAAATATTTTTCAAATATTGGCGAAATACCCCATATGACATTAACAAATAAATAATATAATAATAGCATTATTACTACATATAAAGAAAGAATATAATATATTATTTGTAATGAATAATCATAACAAACTCATCGCAAACCAATACAATGTTATCTCAAAGGTATTTGATAGTTCTCGTGTAAGGATATGGAATAATGTTAAAATCTTTTTATTAGATAATGAAACTAATCATAATAAAAATAATACGTTGCTAGATTGCGGGTGTGGCAATGGTAAAAACATGATATACGCTCAATCTCTAGGATATCATAGCGAAGGGTTTGATATTTCTAAAAATTTATTAGATATATGTAAAAATAAAGGCCTCGATGTATATTATCAAGATGTATTAAACATGAATGCTATGAATGTAAATAAAAAATATAATAAAATAATTTCAATTGCCGTATTACATCATCTACAGACATGTGACGAGCAAATAGTCGCCATTAAGAATTTGTACAATTGTTTAGATTCACATGGAAAATTGCTAGTATCATTCTGGTCTAAAGAGAAATCTATACAAGATATTGAAGATACAAACTATAAAGACGGTATCGTGAAATCTAGCGCATTCAAGAATACCAAAAGTGATAGCAGAGATTTTGTAGTTGGCGCAAATTACGTCGATTGGAAGTTAGATAAAGAAAATATCATAAAAAGATACTATTATATACACGATTACAATAGCATTCGCAAATTGGCAGAAAATATTAATGCTAAAAATACTATATCTTGGGAACAACAAAATTGGTTCATTTTATTTACCAAAGAATAGGCGCATAAAACTATATAAGGGTTTCGCCATATATATAATATGAATATTTAATATAATATACATGGTATTATATTAAATATTCGTTGTGTATTTGTGTTTCTTTATGTTCATATTCATATTCATGTTTATTCGGATGTTTGTAATGCTCTCATAGCTCAGTAGGCAGAGCGCTTGGCTTTTAACCAAGTGGTCGCGGGTTCGAGCCCCGTTGAGAGTGATTATTATTTTTATAATATAAATGTGTGTTTATAAACACATTTATTGTGATACTGAATAATATTTGGAAGATGAAGCGGAAGATTTAGGAGAATAATATTTTGACGAAGAAGATTTTGAGGAGCGCGTCGTTATTTTTGCTAGTTGTTTAGGTTTATTTTGCGGTATTACGGATAAATCTGTGACTATTATTTTATTTGCGATTGTTTCGTCGGGACATATTACATTATTTTTATAATGATTTATAGAATGTCTAGCGTAATCTATTTGATATTTAGTGTTAAATGGTAGAAGTATTTCATCTTCGCCTTCGTAAGCGCTAATGTTGTCTATTAATATCGCAGAACATCCTTTAGATAATTTAACTCGCATTGTACAACAATCGATTCCAGAATATCCTATGGCGACTTTAGGATTCAGCGTATTACTCGTTAGGGTCTTCGCAATATATTTTCCTCTAGTAGAGTTCTTGAGAAAATAGTCATCGTTAGAACCTCTATAAATAACAATTGGTTTTTTAACTACTGGACATTTCTTAAATATGTTCTTTATATCACGAATATATAATAGTAGTATTTTATTCCATTCAAAATTATTATAATTCGCTATAATGTATTTTTCAAAATCAATACGCGATAATTTAGTTATCTCTTTTTTAGTGTTAAATAAATACTCCTTAATCTGATAATAAAACAATATGTAATCTCTATTGGATTTGAATTGTGTTTTTTCAACTATAAGCGTGGATTTCCTTTCATTTTCATATCCAACTCTATCAATATCCTTATCTATTATAAAATTATTTCTAATAAAATAATTGACTATTATATCTCCATCGTGCGTATGACATCTCAAAGTGTATATTTCTTCAGGCGTCAGGCTTTTAATAAACCTATTCTGCTCTTCAATCCACGACTCGTAATCTGTCGGATTAGTTATAACATATAATTCATTAATAAACTTTTTATTATATTTGTTATGAAATGTTTCATAGTTTATCTTGTAATCTTTAAATATTATTTCATCTTTAGTATCATGACTTACAGATAATATATGTTTATCTATTTTGAAAGTATCATAGGATATTTTAATCTTTTCGTTCTGAAACTGCTTCGATAACTCTTGATATTTTTTATAATACTCGCATAATAATTCGTGTTCAGAATCTAGATATATATCTTTGTTCATTTCTATATTTTTTCTCGCCCTATTCAAAGTGTTCATAAGTGTAGTCTTTATATTAGTTGATAGTATGCTAGTCGGTTTCTTGGGTGCTCTAGACGCATTAGACATATTAGACATAATTATACACTATATTGCTCTAATTACTAATATAAAATAATATATATTGTTGAAATTATGGATATTATTATGATATTATTATGGATATTATTGATATGGATATAGCGCATATTACTTAAAAAATTAGCGAATTATAATATATGTAAATGGTTTTATGATTAAATACGAAT